ATTTCCATAATGGGTGTCAGTTCTTCTTTAAAATCGTTTTTAGAGACTTCCTGTCGCTCGTTTACGTATTGTATTATCTTTCCCTCTACTACTTCGATTGCCTTGTCTCTCTGCTTTCCCTGCTCGATTGAGGCATCTATTTCGCTTTTGTTGTTGATAATTAGTTCTGCATTGGCGTCAAGAAGCTTCTGTGTTTCTTCTTTGAAGAGTTTAAATTTTTCTTCTACAAAATTTATAACTTCTTTATCCACGTTGATTACCTCTCATTGGAACGAGGTTGCCACGTTCTACTTCTCTGTTTAAGTCTTCGCCAGACTTGACAGATGCACCACGCATCTTTTCCATAATTTGCATTTGCTGTGATGGTGTCGGACCTTGTTTTCGAAGTTGCTCTTGGTTTACTCTGAACCTGTCGAGGTCTGTTATACCCATCGCACGTATGGCTTCTTCTGCAATTTGTCCTGCATTGTATTCCATTGTTAAACCTGTCTGGTTCATTATCTGTAGCATGTTCATCCAGGTTTCTGCGTTGCGTGTGGGTTCAAGGGGAAGAGTCCCATCTATTACTAGATAGTCAATGTCCCCTTGAAGGTCTTTAGATACATCGAAGTCCATGTATCCATCTTCTACCATGCCTTCTAATTGTGACGGCATGTTTTCTTTTTCAAGCTTGACAGAACCAGAAAGTGCGAGAGCGTCTTGTATATTGGCTACCATCATACGAACCATAGGACGCATTGTTGTTGCTGACATCACACGTGCCAGTACACCAAGACGTTGTGAGCCGAGTTGTGTTAGACGCTGTATCTCTGTTGCTGTTCTTACGTCTGGTGTCGGTACGCCTTGTTGTGCATCAGATGCGGCTGACACACGTTGCTTGAGTTCTGCCATTGCACTTATATCGCTGAAGTGTCCACGTGTCACGTCTGGAACTTGTGCTATGAATACGCCATCACCTGGCTTAGAGCCTGGCAGAGTTCGGACGACACCCCAAGGATTTCTGTCCACAAGGTCTGGTACAGACACTTGTGTAGGGTCAACGAATATAAGGTTGTTAAGGGCTGCTGATATGTTGTCGATACGGCTACGCAATAAGTAGGTTGCTATATCGTGCATAGGTAAAATTAAATCGTAGAGAGACTGTCCATATGTTTTGTGTGAGTCTTGGTAAAGACCACCAATGACTACAGGCATCTGTCTGCCGTATGGGTTTAGTTGGAAACGTATGACTACGTTCTCGTCTAGGATTGTTATGACCAGATAGATTTGGTCTATGGTTGGTATTCCTATCTCATGTCCAGATAGACGTACCCAAGCCTCGTCAATTACACGTGCATCACCAAGAGTAAAGTATGCGTGGTCTTTTCTCTCACGTTGGTTGGCTGTCGCAGGGTCGATTGAAAGTCCTCTACCCTGTTCCTTGTGCCAGTGATGTGCGTTCCATGCGTTTCTTGGTGGTGACATTTTCTTACGTAGTTCTGGGAACTTACGTAGCTTTGGGTATAAACCACTGTAGAGTATTGAGTTGTATGATACGTAGTCTGCAAATACTACGAACTGCATGTTCTCCCAATCGCCAAAGTTGACACGTGGGTCTGGGAATACTCTGCGTGGGTCAAAGTTTATTATTTGATTTTGGTTGTCCTTTGCATTCCATACTATCTTTGTTGGTGCAAATCCATAACGTATGCTGTCGAGAAGCATTTGTGCCAGACGTGCTTCGCCTGCTGTACGTCTCATTTGTTGGTGAAGGACACGTTCTAGTATGAGAGATGCTT